CGTATTGGGTTCTGCCAAATGACGACTCTTGGTTTGCACCAGGGGCGTTGCAGACGATTGCGGAGGAGGTCGATACCGAGGCGTTCAACTTCGTCGACATTCACCCTCGCTGGTCTTGCGTCATCCCAACAGAGGGCAGCGTCAAGAAAGCGGGACTCTCGGACGAGGCGTTTCACCCCATCTACTTTGACGACGACGATTATGAGTGGCGTATGAGAGAACTTGGGGTTCGCTTTCACGACATCCCTGCAAAGGTTCATCACGACAACTCCTCAACGCTCAAGTCGGGCTATCAAGACAAGAACACCTTTACCTTTAGACGCAACCAAAGCTTGCTAGTCAACAAGCGTGCAGGCAGGAACCTCGGCCTTATTGGTTGGTCACTTGAGATTAGGAGGGTCAACTCATGGGACTGATTGTTTACACGGGCGGGACATTTGACCTTTTCCACCGAGGTCACGCTAATTTCTTGCGACGCTGCAAGGAAATAGGAGAAGTCACTGTTGCCCTCAACACCGACGAGTTTATTTGGGAATACAAAAACAAGATGCCCGTTATGTCCTACACCGAGCGTGAGGAAGTCCTAATGGCTTGTCGCTGGGTGGACAGGGTTATCCCTAACTTCGGCGGTGCAAACTCAAAGCCCGCTATCGAGCTAGTGCAACCCGACATAATCATTATTGGCTCGGACTGGGCACGCCGAGATTACTACGCCCAAATGCAGTTCGATCAAGACTGGCTTGATGAACGAGACATCGCACTCTGCTACATTCCCTACACCGACGGCGTTAGCTCCACAAAGATAAAGGGTCGCCTAGCGGTAGACTAGAAGGCGGAGGTTTATTGTGGCAATTACTAATGGCTACTGCACGCTAGACGAGCTAAAGGCTTCTCTCAGAATCCCAGTTAGCGACACCCTTGACGACTCGCTTCTTGAGCTCGCAGTAGAGTCCGCATCTCGTGACATCGACCAAGCAACCGAGCGTGTTTTCTACTCAAGCGTTGCTACCAGAATCTTTACCCCTCGTGACTCGTATAGCTGTGAAATTGACGACCTAGTATCTGTCACAACCATCAAGTCAAGCTCGGGAGCTGACGGCGTATTCGACATTACTTGGCAGTCAACCGATTATCAGCTAATGCCACTCAACGGCATTGCAGGCGGAATGGCTGTTCCTTACGACCTGATTTATGCAGTCGGAGACTACACATGGCCTATCGACGGCATGGAGGCAACCGTGCAGGTAAACGGCACTTGGGGCTTCTCGGCGGTTCCTACCGCAATCAAGCAGGCAACCGTTCTCCTTGCTGCAAGGATTTTCAAGCGTAACGATTCACCAGGTGGCGTTATGGGCTTCGGCGACCTCGGTGTAATCCGTGTGGGCAGAATGGACCCAGACATCGACAGACTTATCCAGCCATACAAGAAGGTTCGCTTCGCATGACCATAGCTGCTATCCGTTCGGGTATCGCTACTAACCTGAGAACAATCTCGGGCTTGAGGGTCTTTGAGGAGATACCAGATCAAGTATCGCCACCCGCTGCCATCGTTGACCTCAACTCGGTTGAGTATCATCAGGCGTTTGCGGGCGGGCTAAACATCTTCCGCTTCACCGTAAGGGTGATTGTTGGGAGGGCTGCTGAGAGACAAGCTCAACGCAACCTCGACCTCTACGCAGAACCGACAGGTGCTTCATCTGTCAGGAGTGCGATAGAATCGAATAGAACTTTGAGCGGTGCTTGCCAAGACCTTATAGTCGAGTCAATGCCGAACATCGGTTCAATAACTGTAAACGAGAACGATTACTTAGCGGGTGAATGGACCGTCACCTGCTACGCATAAGGAGCTAAATTGGCAAAGTATGTAGTGACGGGAAACACCGTCTCACTAAACGGAACCGACATCACCGCATCCGTCGCAAGGGCCGAGTTGGTCATTTCCTCAACTGAGGTAGATGTAACCGACTTTGCTTCTGGTGGCTGGACTGAGGTTGTCGGCGGACTCAAGTCGGGATCAGTATCCCTCGACTTCCACAGCGACTTCGGAGCTGGTGCACTAAACACCGTTCTGACCGAGGACCTAGTAGGGACCATCGGAACCGTCGTTATCATCGCAGGCAACGGAACCGCTGCTTCAGCGACCACGCCTGAATTTACGGCTGAGTGCCTAATCTCAAGCGTGACTCCCGTAAGCGGGGCAGTCGGCGACTTGAGCACATTCAGCGTCACTTGGCCCACATCGGGTGAAGTTACTAAGGCAACCTCTTAGGACGACAAATGAAAATCAACCTACAACTCACCTACGATAACGGCGAGGCAAAAGACATCGTTTGCAACGCTGCGGACATGGTTGCTTTTGAGGACAAGTTCAATGTCTCAATCGCATCTCTGACCAACGAGCCAAAGATGAGCTATATGCTTTACTTGGCTTGGCACTCAGAGAAGCGAACTGGTGGCACTAAGGACTCGTTCGAGAAGTGGCTAGAAACCGTCGACATGGTAGGAGCGAGTGCCTCTGACCCAAAATAATTGGGTTGGGGGACTCATCCTCCCATTGGTTCATCGCAGGACTCGCTTGTGAAACAGGTATTGCACCGAGTGTGTTGTTACAGGAATCCCCTCGTATGCTGTGGACAATGCACCGCTGGTTGGTAGCAAAGAACCTACCACCGAAATAGAGAGGCCCTCCCTTCGGGGAGGGTTTTCTCATTGGTAGAATTAGAGGGTTAGGAGCGTCATGGGTTCAAGCTTGCATGGTTCATCAGATGTAATCAGGATGCTGAAAGACTACGAGAAGGACCTCTATAAAGAGCTCGGTAGTAAGTTAGCGACTCAGTTGCGTCCTATCATTGGCCCTATACAGGGACAGATCAACGGCCTCGTGGCTGGACAGCTCAAGAGTCGTCGTAACGCAGGTATGTTCAATCACAGCGGTAGGACTTCTTGGGGCGGTGCTGAAGTCAAGGTCAAGACTTCTGTAAGTCCTAAAAACCTTATCTTCATTGAGGGTAAGGGACCAGGTAGCGGTGACTACTCTAAGGTTGGTTTCAACTACGCTGAGTTGGCAGGTATTCGCAGGAAACCACCTCGTCCAATTTCTAAGGGCTGGAATGAGACGAGTGCTGGTGGCTATCACGCCTACATGGTCAGAGGTCAGGGTGACGGCTTTATCAGGATGCTGAACACATACGGCAAGCCAGGTAGATTCTTGTGGAAGCGTGTTCTAAACCGCAAGCCAGAGATTGAGGAAAAGGTATTGCACTTGGCAGAATCTCTCAACATCAAAATAACTCGCAGGCTTGCAACCTCAAGTAGTAATAAAGACATGGAAGTCAACTAATGAGTATAAAGATTCGGATTGTCTCTGACTTTGATAAGAAGGGGCTAACAGAAGCAGAGAAGGCTCTCAATGGGCTATCCAATGCTGCTGCCGTTGCCCTAGCTGCGGTTGGTGCTGCGGTTGCTGGTATCGCTATCAAGTCTGTTCAAGAGTTCGCAAAGTTTGACGCTGCCCTTACTCAGTCCAAAGCCATTATGGGTGATCTCACCGAGACGATGGAAAAGGACATGGCGGATGCTGCCCGTGAGGTAGCTAAGGTTTCAACCTTCTCAGCCGAACAAGCCGCTGAGTCATTCTTCTTCTTAGCATCTGCTGGATTGGATGCCGAGGCTTCCATCGCAGCCTTGCCACGAGTAGCTCAGTTTGCTCAAGCAGGTATGTTCGACATGAGTCGAGCTACAGACTTGCTAACAGACGCTCAGTCCGCTCTTGGTCTTACGATTCGTGACGACGCTGTCAAGAACATGGAGAACATGATTGCGGTGTCGGATGTCCTTGTCCGTGCCAACACTCTCTCCAACGCAACCGTCGAGCAGTTCTCAACCTCGCTGACTACCAAAGCAGGTCCCGCACTTAGGACTCTAGGCAAAGACATCGAAGAAGGTGTCGCTGTTCTGGCAGCGTTCGCCGACCAGGGCATCAAGGGCGAGGAAGCTGGAACTCAGCTCTCAATTGTTCTGCGTGACCTCTCGACTAAAGCCATCAAGAACAAAGAGGACTTCGCTGCACTTGGTGTCTCTGTCTTTGACTCAAACGGCGAGATGCGGAATCTCGGTGACATCATTGGCAATCTTGAGACTGCCCTTGATGGAATGTCTGACGAGACGGCTAAGGCGACCTTGCTTCAGCTTGGGTTTGCTGACCGTTCGGTTCAGTCGATCCTTGCTTTGTTGGGAACTTCAGACGCAATCAAAGGCTACGAGACGGCACTTCGCTCAGCATCAGGCTTCACCGACACGGTTGCTAACAAGCAACTCGAGACTTTTAGCTCACAGGTCAAGCTACTTGAGTCTGCCTTCATAGATGTTGCTATTCAGATTGGTGAGGAGCTAACTCCTTATCTGCAAGACCTCATTCCCGTCATACAAGACCTCCTGCCGATTGTCGGACAGAAGCTTGCCGATGCTTTCAAGCAGGTTGATTGGGAGGGCTTGGTTGAGAGTGTAGCGGACTTCACTATTGCAATAGTTGACAACATTGACGAAATCGGCAAAGCAATAGAGCTCTTTGTTATTCTCGCTGCTGGCATTGTTACCTACACAACTGTTACAAAGCTTGCTAATACAGCGACGGCGATTTTCAATAGCACGCTACGCCTAAACCCCATAGGGCTTCTCGTAACTGGCTTGGGATTAGCAGCCATTGGTTTCAAGAACTACTCAGACGCTATTCACGAAGTCAAGGTCGATACAGAGGGTTTGACCGATAAACAAATTGAACAAGCTGAGCAGATGGAGCGTCTGCGACAACTGCAAAAGCAGTATGAATACGCTCTTGAAAATTCCACTGCTAGTAGCAAACAGTTTGCGGAAGATGGCTTGAAGCGAGTTCGTGATGAGCTTGCACGAGTTGAATACGCTTTAGGAACAACAGCGGGTGAAACTAACCGATTCAACCAGATGAATCTGGCCAACATTCGCAATGAAATGCGAACAACGGCTGAGCTTGGAATGAAGCTTGCTAACCAGCAACGACAGCTTTATTTTGCAATGAACGGACTTGACCCGCAAAAGGGTCTTTTTGAGCAAGAACCAGAAGGCGGTGGCGGTGGCGGTGGCGGACCGTCTGCATTTGAGCAGGCTCGTGATCGTGTGCAGTCCCTTATCAAAGACTCGCAGAAGCAATTGCGTGATGCCCAAAAGCAATACAACAAGACAATCGAGGACGCTAACAAGAGTTACGCCGAATCGGTTGAGCGTCTGCAACTTGAGTATGCAAACCGACTTGAGAACATAATTAGGCAGTCGCAAGATCGCTTGCGTAGTGCTTACAAGTCAGCCGTTGAGGTCAACCTACAAAGCCTCTTTGAGCGTGATGAGGAAAGAAGTATTGAGGGTCTGGTAACTAGCCTTAGCGACAAGCTGACGGCTTCCCGCAACCTATTGGCGAACTCTGCTCAACTTGCTTCGGCAGGATTCTCGCAAACCTTCATCGAGCAGATTGTTTCGGCGGGAACTGACACGGGCAACGAGCTCGCTTCTGCAATTCTTGAGTCCACCCCAGAAGTCCAGTCCGAACTAAAGGAGCTATTCCGAGCACTTGAGATTGAGTCAACTCAGGGGATGGATGCTCTCTCTGAGCAGATTTATGAGAAGCAAGGTCTTGCTACCGATGCTCTCAGGCAACTCTATGAGGACACCCAACTTGAACTAGCCGATGCTCTTGTCGCACAACAGGTTGAGCTTGATGAAGCCTTGATAAACGCTAACGAGGCTTTTGTTGAGTCAATGCAGAGAATCAAAGAAACTCTTGCAGAACAGCTTTCCGAGATGAAGGATAGCTTTGGTGGAATGGAAAAGACCATCGACCAGTTTATCAACAAGCTCGATCAGTTGATTGCTAAGTATGCAGAGCTTGAGAAGGCTGCAAAGATACCAACCCCTAGTGCTCCTAGTGGTGATAGTTCTGGTCCGTCACCTACTCCTGAACCAACTCCCGAACCATCTCCTAAAAAAGACCCCTTTGTAGGAGTAAGGGAAGTGGTGCAAGAAGCAGCACCGAAAGAAGTGCCGCTTCCATCAGGATTGTATGCAGGCAATGTCAACACAAGCACTTTGGCTGGCATCCTCAAGGCGAGCGGACCGACCTTCAACATAAATGTCAAGACAGATGTAACGCAAAGCAATGCAATGGTTGGTAAGTCGGTGGTTAGCTCGCTTCAGAAATACTTATACACCTCTGGCACTTCGATCAAAACCCTGAAACTATAAGCATGGCTATACCAACACCTTTAGTTGAAATCGGGTTTGACCTTACCGAGACGGGCACGGGTCCGTTCTTTCGTCTTGATGACGCCGTAAAGGGAAAGCTAGATAATACCGACTGGCTTCTTGGTGGAACGCTGTTTTATGATGTCACCGACTATGTTCGCTCTATTGCTATCAAGAGGGGAAAGAACGAGCCACTTGATCAGTATGATGCAGGTCTTGCCAATGTTGTATTCAACAATAACGATAGAACCTTTGACCCTGAATACGAAGCTTCGCCCTATTACACGCAGATTATCCCCAAGCGACAGATACGCATTTCTTCGGGCGGTGAATTGCAGTTCTTTGGTGTGATTGACGACTGGAATCTCACATACGAACCAGATGGCGATTCATTAGCCTCGGCTGCTTGTTCTGATGCGATGTCGGGTTTTTCAAATCAGACTATTTTTGAACGCACTAATTCTGTCCAGCAATCAGGTGACAGGCTCAACACAATTCTTAGCTTGCCAGAAATTGACTGGCCACTCGAAACTCGTGACATTGAGACTGGGGCTATGGAGCTCGGTGCTGACACAATTGTAGATGGAAGTAACGCACTAGATTACATAAGGCTTATTTCTCGATCCGAGCCAGGGTCGTTCTTTATTTCTAAAACAGGCAGCGTAGTGTTTAGAGACAGAAGAACAGGACCATCATCGGGTGGCCTTGTATTGGCAAACGACGGTTCAGGAATTCCGTTCAATAACCTGCAAGTCGAGTATGGGTCAGAGCTCCTCTACAACGAGATAGTGGCTGAATCTTCTTTGCTAGAAACTGTCTTTAGAGCACTTGCCGTTGACTCAATAAACACATACGGTGTTTTCAACCTAACTCGCACGGGTTTGCTTATCAACTCGGATACCGACCTAGAATCCTACGGAACTTTTTTGGCTCA